AGGCTCAACCTTTTCAGGTTCGGCCTGCTCGGTGGCTATATTGGTCTCAACGGTGAATCGATCTTCAACAGAGGGAGCCGCTGTTGCGGTAGCATCTGTGTTATTTTCCATATACATTCCTTTTATCTTGATTGCAAGGGGTTAATTTATCAGGCGCATTAAGAGCAACATTACTTCGTCATCGTCGTTTATTATTCTTAATTTTTGTTGCTGCAACTCTTTGATAAGCTGCATCAATTCATTCTGCTGAGTAAGTAAACCAAGAAGCTCAACCTGCATGGCTTCGTCGGCTAAATCGCGTGCGCGTTTAACTTCAAGAGTTTTAATTTTGTTTTCGGTTGTTTTAAGTTTTAATTGTGCTTCTTCAAATTCACGCTCAATTTTACGCCGTTCTATTAACTCATAAGTAGTTGGCTGATATTCACGTTTATAGCTTCTTGGGTTCCCCCCCCCAACCGCGTCGGGCTGTTGCCCCGTGTATAAGAAATTTGCGTTATTGCCGCTGTAAGAATACACCCCGCCATCGGCGATAATTGTGTAAGCACCCGAGAAAGGAACATAAGTCAAATCGGCATTATTGCCAGAGTATGTATAGGTAGCCCCGTCTGCAATCAGTCTGCGATTAAGCAGAAGATTGGCGTTATTCCCGGTGTAGGAGTACGTACCGCCATCCGCCGAGAGCGTAAAGGCACCAGCGGGCGTATAAATCAGCGAAGCATCGTTGCCTGAGTAGGAATATACCGCACCATCAGCAACGAGCCTTCTGTTATATAACAGAGTTGCGTGGTTGCCGGAATAGGAATACGCAGTTCCATCGGCGGCTAGGCTATAGCTTCCGGTTGGTGTATATGTAAGGGTGGCATTGTTGCCGGAATATGAGTAAATGCCGCCATCCGCAGATAAAGTATAGCTCCCGCCGCCCACCCCAACAATCGGCAGAAGTCCTAACTCAATCTGCGCCCCATCAAATAGGCGGCGGGATGCCATTGCTTACGCCTCTGCCAGAATCAACGCGCCGTTGATGGACTGCGTGACCGGGCTAAAGGCCATGAACGTCAGGCACGCATCGTCGTCGAACTCGGCCATACTGCCAATCATGCCGCCGCTGCTCACCGCATCAATCGGCATCGTGCCGGTCGTCGAGTCGAGCGAGAAGGTCATCAGCGGCTTGAACAGGCACACGCCGAAGTTGCCTGCTATGCCGGTGGTCGCCGTCAGGGTCACGCCTTCGACCGAACGAACCCCGGTGTCGCCCGCAGCGAGTGGAATCAGAATCAGGCGCGCGGCCTCGCGAAATCCGGTGCCGCCGAAGCTTGTGACCGTTGACGTGCGGTTTGCTGTCCCGGCTTGGTTGGTGTAGCGCACGGAAATCGTAGTCCCGGTCGACCCGAAGGCTGTATAAATCACCAGACCAATCATCACGCCGTCGCCGCCCGTGTGTCGGGTCAGCGAGGCGGTCGGAAGGTTCGTCGTTTGCTCAGTTGTGACGGTGCCGCTCAAGCCGCCCGAGACATTGAGCAAGTCGATAGCAACGACCGTCGCGCCTGCCAAGCTGCTGGTGTTAAACCGCCCGCCCAGAATTTGGAGCTTGCCGCTGGTCGCGTTCGGGATAGGGCTGATGCTTTGAGCGGCTGTCTTGTCAAGAGCAACGCTTGCAGTTGGCGCGGCTGGGGCGGGCAAAAAGACCCCCCACATCGCCATAGGGCGGCCCACTACCGCAGTAATTGCGCTGGTCTGAAAATCCGCCGCCCGGTTGAGCCGCAGCGCGTCAACGTAGGCATCGAAGTCGGCAAATGCCATGGCTACTTCTCCACGGTGGCGAGACAGCCCCACACTTCAGTCGCGGTCGCGGCGGCAGGGATAAACATCAGCGCCAAGCACGCATCAGAGTTGATGACGGGGGTGCCGGGAAGCCCGGTCGTGTAGTCGCGCCATCCTGCCGTGCCCGATGCGCCGACGGGAATCCACGCCAAAGGCTGCGCGATGGTGATGCCGAAGTCTCCCGCCGTGCCAGTTGTGGCGGTCAACTTAACTTTTTCGATAGCCCGCACGCCCGTGTCCCCAGCCGCCAGCGGGATGCGCTGCGCTCGCGTCACCTCGCGGAAGCCTGTGCCTCCAATGTTGATCGTCGCCGTCTGGCCGGAGTTGCCGTCTTGATCCGTGTAAGTCATGGTCAGCGTACTCGGGGTTGTGCCGATAATTGTGTAAATCTCGTACCACGCGATATTGCCTGCGCCGCCGGTGTTGCGGGTTAGCGCCGGAGACGGTGTCGAGCCTTGCACGGTCTGGTCAGCAGTCGAAATTCCAGACAGCCCGCCGATGTGAAAAAGCCGGTCATAGAGCAGATACACACCCGCAGTAAGCGGCGTGACGCTGGCTCCAATCAGATGCAGGTCTCTGCTACCGCCGGGAGCCGTGAAGGGCAATGCACCCGTGGTTGAGCGGGCAGGGATTTCGCCTACAGTCGGCACAGCGCCACTGGCAGGCATCCCGTCGTAAGTCCAGAGCGAAGCTCCGCGACCGATGATTGGCGCAGTCGCAGCCACGCCCGCAACGCGGGGAACCTTGTAAAAATACAGGTTGTTCGGGTTGCCGTTGCTGCCGCCAGACTGTCGGTTGATGAGGTCTGAAAGGTCAGTCAGTGCAGCCATCAATTACCTCCCCAGTTCACATCATGCTCAAGGGCATGCGCCTTGGCCGCGACAATCAAGGCCGCGAGGTTGTCCAGGTTGACCCCTGAAGAATATTCTAGGCCGCCAACTTGCGGCTGAATCTCGAAACACCCATCACCGACGATCAGCCTCCAGTCGCCAGTCGCCGCGATGTAGATGAACGTGCCGGGTAGCGTGATGACTTGCATGATTAGCTCAGGGTAATGGCCGCGCCTGTGAAGTCAATAGTAAATGTTTCAGCGTTAGCCATTGTTATGGAAGAGCTATAGTCCCACCAACCCACCAGAGGATCAGCAGGAGATGTTGGGGTATCATCGTACAAAACAACATATCTGAATGGACCAACACTGCCAGATGCCGTCAGTACCAAATCCGCCAGCACGAGCGTGTAGGTTCCGCCAGTCTGTGAGGAACTCGTAGTGGTGACGTTGCGGCTAGAAAGATTGGTATAGCTGATTTGTGTAATATCGGCTAAAACGCTATTGGTGGCGCTTGGGGCAGTATTTGTCAGAGCAATAACAAACTGGTCGGTGCCGAGATTGGCAACTTCCACCATGTTTTCAGCCCAAGCATTGAATTTATTAAATGTTGCCATTTTTGTATTCCTAAACTTTTTAAATTACGTTATTTATAGACCCATTAGCATAGTCTTTCAAGCGTTGTCTTTTATAACCATTATTGTGGCACTACATATGCTTGCTCAATTAGCCCTGTTTGAGGATTTCTTTTAACGTCAATAACTTTCGGTGCGCGAATATCAGCGGACAATTGCTGAAAATTACCCTGCATTTGCATAAGCATCTGAATTAAAGCGTCCATGTTTTGTTTTATTGTTTCAGAGCCTTGCATTTCTATTGGCTCCTTATCGGTTTTTTCAAGGTTCGTTTGATTTTTTATTCCGGCGAAATTTTGCATTTCAACCATGCGTACTTCTGCATCAAACTTAGCTTTATCAGATTCAATACGAAGTTTCTCGGCCTCTAATGCAAGTTTCTGCGCTTGTAATTCTAAATTAGCCGCTTGCATTTGTGCATCAGAGGTCATTTTATCGCGCTGGAACTGCAACTCGGCAGCTTTAAGCTCAGCGTCAAATTGGTTTTTTTCGGCCTGTGTCTTTGCCGATTGTGCTTTTACTTGCAGCTCGCCCATTTTCATCTGAGCCTCAGATTGCTTTTCCGCCGCCGCTTGCTGTGCTTCCTGCAATGCTTGGCCTAACTGCTGGATAATCTGCTGCGCCTGCTGTAGCTGCGCTTGAACCGCTGGGGGAACGCCTTGCATCTGTTCTTTTTGGCTTTCAGGGTCACGCAACTCAGGCGGCAAACCGCGCTCAATAGCCTCAGCCGTTTTATCCGCGTTCGGCCAATCCATGCCGCGAACAATACCCGGCAGGGCTGGCAACATCGCTTGCGGGTAAGCCTGTAAAAGCGCAATTTGTGATTCGCGAGCCTCTTCACGCTTGGTGGTAAAGCTTGGTCCAGTGGTTACAGCAACGCCCATCTCGCCCTTGGTCATGTCGTATTCAATGACCTTTCCTGTCTTAGGGTCTTTGTATTTCTGGTTAATCTTAACAACGCGGGTTTTTTTGTCCTCGCTCATTACTTGAATTTCACGAGTGCTGTCGTAGATTTTCTTGCTCAAATCTTGAAAGATAATACCCCCGTAAAGCAAGGCTCGGCGGAATGTGTCGGCATAGTTTGAGGTTGAAACATCACCTTCGCGCTGGCGGGCAAGAATGGCTTTTCCGGATTTCTCATTGCTTTGTTGGCCTAGTGATGCCGGGTAAATCCCGCTAGTACCGTAAAAATTCTGTTCCGCCATCTGAATAAGGGCGACTGCGGCTGATAAATCCGCACCGTTTTGTAATCTTTGCGGCGAAGCAATAGGCAAACCATTCTCGTCAATGTCGTTGTATGGTAAGTAAGCGTAATTTTTTCTGTTTACGGTATCGTAGTATTTTTCAAGTTGTTTAACACCACGCAAAGGCACAATAAACGGAGAAATAGGCGCAGACTCAGCAAGTTCAATGGCTGTGTTTGTAGCGTAATTGAACAGCATCTGTGTTGAAATCATATCCTCATAAATACCCGTGAGGTACGTTTTACCGTTCACAACGTTTTTATTACCTTCCACAAAACAATACGGGATGTGTGATCCTTGCCACTTTCGCCCTTCTAACTTTTCCTTTGCCGTGCATTTGTAGTACATCACACGGGGTTTTTTGATAACGCGCTCGTTGTAGTTCTGAACATCTTTAGGTTTTTCGGTAACTTTCTCGCCTGTTTCTTTGTTGAACCAGACGGTTTCTTTATCGTATTCCATGCGCCAATAGTGACCGACACGCACCAAATTCTCACCCATTGTCGCCCATGATGGGTACTCACTGCCTACAGATTGCAATTCGTCCCTAGCGTACTCTCTGTTTTCCCTACGGTTAAACTCCGTGAGGGGTAAATCTTCAACCTCAATCAGGAACCGCCTGTCGCTACGGTCTTGCTTACGGCATGCAGGATCGTCGTACACCTGAAACGTGTTGGGTATCTCACGAATGTAGATATTTTGGTCATTGCTCTCGTCGTTGTCGTAATCCGTAGCAAAGGCAAAGTAACCCCAACCCATGTTGACCTGACTAGCAATAGCCATTTTGTACGCCGTCTGAGCGCAACCCTGCGATTGCACCTCGCGTACCATGTCTTCTAGGATTTCTGCCTTTTCAACGTCGGCATCGGTCTTGGGGATGTATTTAATTTGCGGCACGTTCTGCCATTGGTCATTGATAACTTGACGGCCAAACTTAGGAAGCTGGTTAAACGAATAAGACGGGCGACTGCCGCGTGCAGTAATTTCTTGTGAGTTAAACTGTTTGGCACCGGGGCGGGTAAAATCTAAAATGAACAGAGCACGGGTGCGGTTGTCAGCCTCAGCTTCTGATGAAAGCTTGAAATCATCAAGCATGGACTGCACGATTTTATCTATATCCACGCTCAAACCCTTTGGTACGATGTGGCGGCATAATAGCCCGGCGGAACAATCTTTGCAATACCATCTTCTTTGTGCTTCATTTGTTGCATCGCAAAAGTCCTAAAAGCATCACTGTTTTTTACTATTGCTCCATTGCCTAAACTGAAATGCCCGACATCAGGGACAGTTAAGCACCAAACATCCTGCTTTTCTTCAATCCGCCTTACCGCATCGACGACCACGCGATTTACATTGCGGTGAACACCATTTTTGCGAGCCAGTCCCACCAAGGCGAATAAGCGCGTTAAAATCTTTGCCACAATACCCGCATGGTTTTTTCTCTCTTTTCCATTTGAGGTGAGATTTTGATTCAAGCCCATTCCTGATATGCCATAATCTCCCTGCTTCTGAAGCATGCCAAGATGCTGCTGATAACCGGGCTTCATTTGTAAAATATTGCTTTCTATCTGAATGCCTTTCTCGCCATGTAACTTCTGAGTGATGGGTTGCGGATAAACACTCCAAATTGTGCAACACATTGTTTGCTGGATTGCCATCCTTATGGTGGACATGATGTTTTGGCGGTATTTGTCCAAAAGCTGCTTTCCAAACCTCCCTATGAAGCCTCCCATAGCTAGATTGAAAATAAATGGACGCTGGATATAGTCTGTATAGCTTTCCTTCAAAATATTGGGTGAGTGAGTCAAGTGCGATTGGATCACTAAACCCTTCTTTAGGTCTTTTGCGTAACTCCACCCTTCTTCCGTCAAGAAGTAATGTTCCGGCGTACATTTCACTGTACTCCCGTCTTTGAATTTTATTTCCACAAGTTCCGCATTGCGCCTCGTTATGTGCACATTTTTGTATTTCTTCCATCCCCATAATGTCATTACCTCCCCTGTTTTTGGAAGGTTCATTATCGGACACGTTCCGGAACGTGTCAATACTTCGGTTTCTCCTATCAAGCACCCGTGGCTCGCCTCATCGTGAGCGTGTTCGTTCATCCACATAGCGTTGATGCGATCCCACTTGCGTCTATAGCTGTCGAGACGGTTAATGAGAAGGGCACATTTGGTTTCATCAATCCAAACTTGCGTCAACATCGGGCGGCAATAGTTCATCACGTCATGATGCACGCTCTTGGTGACAGGGATGACTTTGATGGGGCTAATTCCCGCACGTTGCGCCATCACCCGCGATGTTAACACCTCACCTTGTGTGACTTGGTTCATGTTCCCGTCATGCGGCCACCAATGCGTTCCGTAGTTGTAGCCGCGTTCTTTTAAGATAATAGCGTAGGAATCCCATGCGACGTTTGTCTTTTCCTCATAATCGATGAAGTGCTTGCGGCCTCGAATCTCTTGAAAGAAGATGATGGAGCTTTGATCCCGTGTCTTGCCCAAGTCCCAATAGGTGTGAACAGGGCAACTACGATCATAGGGCACAAAGGTTATCTGGCCGGATTTACGCAGCTCAGCCATTTCTTTTGCGTAGTATGCGCCTTCCATAGAGCCTTCAAAGGCTTCATCAGGCGTTGACGGATATTCCCTCCGCATGTCCTCACCCATGATGCGCTCTTTAACCGCGTACCAAGCCTTTTGATTGGGTGTGAGGCTAAAGTTTGAGAGATACGCCTCGGTTTCTTTCGGGATGACTGCCAGCGCTGTTTCCTCATCGCTTAGGCGATATTCAGGGTTTTTGAACCATGCAAAGAAGTGAAACTTAGGCTCAAGGCGGCTAAGCGTTTTACCTGAATTTTTCAGGTTGATTGCTTGTTGGCACAAATCATAGAACTCGCCAGCCTTGCCCTCGGCTGTTGACTCAACAAATATCTGCTGGCCGATACCGACGGCATTAAGCGCACCCGTTTTAATCTCTCGCGCCTTTTCAGGAGTAGCCGCCGACACCTTCCCATATTCGGACACAAGCAGCTTTTGCAGCGTGTCACCACGGTGTGAGGTGCCCACTGATATACCGCTACCATTGCTAAACTCAACCTGCTCTGCGGCATCTGTAACGAGTGTGGGGAGGCCAATCAATGGATTGTTCAAAATGTCTTTCGGGATGTTCTCATAAGCATATTTAATCATCTTCAGCTTCTTCTTGGCATCATCAATGCCTGAATCAATGATACCGCATTTGTGATTGCTATTAAACAGACACGCATCAAGAAAATAAATGCAAATGATAGTGGAAAACCCAAGCTGACGGGCTTTGAGAATAACATTGAAATACCAGACAGTAGAAAGAAATTGCCGCTGTGCCCAGTTAAACTTCAGCACTACCTTTTGCCCGTTCTTATCGCGTATATGGTACAGGTTGTTAAGCCGCCATTCCTGATTGCCCAGGTATTCATCCCTCAATTTCACATAGGCTTGTTGCTCATCCATTTTACTGAGCTGTGATTTGAGGCAGCCCTACAGTCGTGCCCTCGATTTGATTCACAATCGCCGTCAATGATATCAATGGAGATTCAGGATCACCCGCAACCGTGTATTTATCGCTGTATTTTTTAGGGGCTTGCTTAGCGCACTTCCACTTGATTTCATCTAGCATAATCCGCGCTTGATCGGATGTTATCTTGCCCGCTTTAAGTTCTGCCATAAGTTGCTCAGAACTTTCAAAATGAGCGTCTGATCTAGATTCGCGCGCGCGCATGTAGTTATGTTGAAGGTCTTTGTTTTTAAACAACCATGCGAAAAAAACCCTTGGATCAATCTTGTGCTTTTCACAGGCTTTATGAACACCATCACCACAAGCTATTTCAAAGCATATGGCATCAGCCAGTTCTTCGGTGTAAAGTGTTTTTGGCATAATCAACAATACCTTGGATTCTTTTAGATTGTCAATCTCAATCACAACCCCTTGTTTCCCCACAACAATATATTTTTAAAAAACCTATTGACAGGTGACTTAGTCACCGCTATCTAGCAACCCACATTTTAGCTTCCCTTCTTAACTTCACGCTGATCTTAGCCGCCACGGTGTACTATGCCACAAACTAAAGAACAACGCTACAAAGCCAAATTACTAGCAAAAGGCTACGTGCGCCGCAACTACATCCTCCCCCCATGTGTAGCGGCTAGGGTAGCAACTGATGTTGTCCGGTACATGGCAGAGTATAACGCGGCTACTCCACCACCGGATAAGCCTTAATCTCGCGTATGAGGCGAGCTAACCCTTCAGTAAGATTTTTCTCAAAAAACTCCACTGTTTTTTGAAGATTTATCAAGCAGTAAGAAAAGCAGTAACTTTCAAATTCATCTCCTATAAGCTCTTGCCGTTCTCTAGGGAATGTAAAATTAAAGCGTATTTTCCTTGCCTCGGCAAGTTCAAACAACGGTTCAAAAAAACCTTCAGGCTGCCAACGCAACCAAAATTCTGAATTTCCACAGTAAATCTCACCTAGCTTTAAGAATTGCTGAACCCGTTGATCAAAAAAGCAAGCAAAGTGCAGTGCGTTTTCAAAATCTGTTCCTTTAAATTCCTGTTTTAAAGCCTCTGTAAGCATCTTTCTATCCTTTTGGCTACTACCCTAGCCGGGTATGTTGTTAACATGGCGTGGCGGTCATTAAACTGGCCTTAGCAACGATTCTAATCTGTCACCTAGAC